ACGTTCTGGGCGTAAATAATAACACCGCCCGAGTTTCGGACAACGGTAAACCCTCCGCAGGACCGGCCCGCAAGGATAACCGAGGACGCGAGATCACGACATCTCAACCGCTGATGGCAATACGCCGACGGCAAACCTCAACCTTTTATCCTTCACGTTTATGTCTCTCACCATTCCAGAATTCTATCCTAACCAGTTCGATTCGGCCTGGAAACAGGAACTCCAGCAGAGCGATTCCCGCCTGCTTTCCGCCGTTACTCGCGCCGATTTCACCGGCAAGAAGAAGGCTTATAACCTTATCACCCCCCGCAGCGCTGAGAAGATCCTTGCCCGCAAAGGCACGACTCCTGATGGCGACTTCGTTGGCAACAAATACTGGCTCACCCAGTCCCCCTACCAGTTGGTCACGACCTTCGACGAGTGGGACGAAACCTACCTGGGTCAGATCATCCTGCCGACGAGCGAAGAGTTCCAGGCTCACCGCAGTGGTTTCAACCGCAGCATCGACGACGTCATCATCGAATCGTTCGACGCCACCCGCTACATCGGCGAGGACGGCACGACTTCCGATTCGTTCCCTGGCGGTCAGAGCATTGCGGTCAACTACGTCGAAACCGGTTCGCCGGCCAACAGCGGTTTAACCATCGGCAAGCTTCGCGCTGCCAAGCAGACCATGGACGAGGCTGAAGTGCCGGATGGCGACCGTTTCATCGCGGTCACGGCTCAGGAAGTGCAGGATCTCCTCCGCACGACCGAAGTCACCAGCGCCGACTTCAACACCGTTCGCGCCCTCGCCTCGGGTCAGCTTGACACCTTCCTCGGCTTCAAGTTCATCCGCACCGAGCGTCTGCCGATCAACACCAGCACGGACGTCACCAGCGTGTTCGCCTGGCACAAGTCCGGTTTGAAGTTCTCCATGCACGGCCTGAAGGCTTACATGGACGTTTTGCCGACCCGCACGCACTCGCTTCAGCTTCGCACGACCGCTATGTTTGGCGCCGTTCGCTGCCAGAACGAGTATGTGGTCCGCGTCTATTGCGACCGCAGCCCGGCCTAATCCATCACGCCCCTGGGGCTAATTACCCCAGGGGCAAACCTCAACTCTTTTCCATCTACTTATTATGGCTAACGTCTACACTACCTTCGCCCAAGCTCAGGTCGATGCCGGTCTTAACGGCGCCGAACGCCCCACGCTGCCCAGCAATGGCGGCAACCTGCATTGCGTCAACGTCAGCAAGACCAGTTACACGGCTGCGACCGCTGATCCGCTGTACCTGGTCAAGCTTCCCAAAGGTTCGCGCATCATCCCGCAGCTTTGCAGCGTGGACCATGGCGACGCCGGCGACGCTTGCACCGGCACGGTCGGTTACATCTACGACAACGGCACCGGCGATGCTGACGGTTACGCGACTGCCCTTGCCCTCGATGGCTCGGCTGGCTCGGAATCGTTCAGCGCTACCGCTGGCGCCGCTGCCCTCACGCCTGTGACTCTGACCGACGATGCTTGGGTCTATGTGACCTGGACCACCGTGACCAACGGTGCCTCGCACACGCAGACCTGGAATCTGGTCTATACCCTGGCCTAATCGCCGCCCGCCTTGCAACCCCCAACAAGCCGGGAGGGTGTCAAAACCTTCCCGGCTTTTTGCATGACTCATGACAAAAACTGACATCGCAAATCTGGCAATCACTCATTTGGGTGGAAGGCAAATCAAAGACGTCGATTCGGACCAGACACCGCAAGCGATTGTCGCGTTGCAGTGGTTTGCCACCGCAGCCAAGGAGGCGCTCAAGTCCCACCCCTGGAACTTTGCCATTGCTCGCACTCGCTCAACGATTGCATTCACCGATTTGACCGGATCTGCACTGGCAGACAACGGCAGCGGCAAGTTTCGCGTGACGTCGACCAGTCACGGTCTTGCCACCGGGGATCGAATCATGCTGCGCTACGTCGTAGGGGCAACGACCGCAAACGCTACTTGGTATGTCACCAGGATCAGCGCCAACGCGTTTGATCTAAATGATTCGGTCTATGCATCAGGATACTCGAGCGGCACCGGCGAATGGGTCAAGATCCCCATGTTCGACTGGGATTTCCAACATTCGATCCCAGATTGCTGCTTGCGCGTTCTCAAGATCAACGGTGAGTCTGGCGGGCTGAAAGACGACTCGGACGACTTCAGCGTCGAGAAGGAGTTCATCCTGTGCAACAGCGAAACTGTCAACATCACCTACATCGACGATCTGTCTGCAGAGCCGAACCTGTGGCCGGCGGATTTCTGCAACGCATTCTCGTTCCTGCTGGCATCCTACATGGCGCAGAGTCTCGCCGGTCCTTCGGGTCAGTCCCAGGGTCTGCGGCAGTCCTATGAGGGATTGCTGGCGCCCATGGCTAAGACTCGAGATTCACGCGAGGGCAAGAAACCACGCACGTTGCCCTTCCCTGATTCGCAATTGCTCCAGTCCCGTTCCGGTGTTATTCAGACCGCATGAGCGCATTCCACACTCTCAGCAGCAACTTCAACGGGGGACTGGTGACTCCCAAAATGAGCGGACGCTTCGACCTCGACAAGCTCAAGTCGGGCTGCGTCGAATTGAAGAACATGCTTGTTTCGCCTTATGGTGGCGTGTTCAAACGGCCTGGCACGCAGTTTGTGCGCCGAGCAACATCAGATGCGTCCGACCTAACTCGGTTGGTGTCCATCAGAGCCACTGGATTCGATCCTGCTTCTGGGGGAACTGTAACTGTCACCGAAAGCATTGTTTTTGAGATCGGCGTAAATCAAAAGATGCGCCCGCTTCAATTTGATTCGGTAACTTTGATGGCATGGGCAACTTCGACAGCTTACGTCATTGGCGACATTGTTGGCATTTACGATGCCATTGACGACGAAACGACCATTTATTATTGCATCGAAGATCACACAAGTTCTGGATCGTTTGATTCATCAAAATGGTCGGCAAATCTTAGTGTCATTGCAGGTGACGCAACAGTGGATCAAGGTCTGGTTAGTAATCCAATTCAAATTCCCATCCCCATAGAATGGACGACATACGGCACAGACAAGCTGCGCAGCATTCAAATTAATGACATTGTTTTTTTCGTTCATCCAGATGCGCCACCGTATCGGATGATCGCTCGAGATGGGCAGCTGGACAATGCTGGAAGCACATGTCGATTTAAATATCGATTCGAACTCGTTCCGTTTGACTTTGCTCCTGCGCTCGATGTCAACGAAACACTGACAAATGTGCAGGTTCAATATGATTACAACGATTGGGTAACTGCAACGTCTTACGTCGTAGGATCTAGAGTCATCGGCACCGATGGTAAACTTTACACCTGCTATTCCGCGCACACTTCTGGATCAACAACTGCGCCCGTGACCGGAGCCAACTATTTGACAGTCTGGAATCCAGGCACTAGTTCGGCTAACATTCCCGCGTGGGCAAACGCTACAAGCTACACGGCTGGAACCTCGTTCGTCAAATACCGGAACGTCATTTACAAATGCACGACCAGTCACACATCTACAACACCGACCTCGGGTGCTTATGGTTGGATAGGCGGCAATAGACCTGGAAGCTCGCAGCTTTGGGCTAGGTTCTGGGAAGTGTCTGGCGGCGACTTTGATTTGTCCAATGTCGCGTTCAAACTTGTCGCAACAGAAAGCTTGTTCACACAGGAAGACGAAGACACCACCTGGCGCATCCAGTTCGGTGTCGAAAAGTATTTCCGCGAGTTGATCATCAACGGAACAAATGTCGACCTGGGTCCAACGGAATCCATTTTTGTGCAGAATGCGTTCACTGTTTCCACCAATTGGAACACAGGAGCGGCGCCCATTTCGACCCTTGTTCTGAGCGAATCAGCTGACGGTGTAATCTGGCGCGAGCTTCGCCGCTGGGAAATTCTAGATAGCAACGAAGGCAACATTTCATACGCTGGCGACGGCGGCAGCACGGGCACTTATTATCGTTTGTCCGGTTACATTGGCAGCACCGGAGGCAGCGCTACCAAGCGCATTCGCATTGAACCGGCAACCGCACTGCTGACGTTTCCCTTCAAGATTGACACCTACACCGATGCCAAAAACGTCAAAGGTGAACTGATTATCCCTGGCAGTCAATTGCCTCCGATCAACGTCATTGGCGTTGCATCCAACAGCTTTCGCAAGCCGGCGTTCAGCGCTACGCAAGGCTACCCGTCTGCCGTGGCATTCCATGATATGCGCCTGTGGTTCGGTGGCACTCGAGGTCAACCTGCTCGCATTTGGGCAAGTCAGACGGATGACTTTTACAATTTCCTGACCGGATCCCAGGACACCGATGCTTTGGACATCACACTGGGCGCAACCAAGCGCAACGAAATCAAATGGCTGCAGTCGTTCAATCGAGTGCTGGTCGTTGGCACCAATCTGCAGGAATGGACCATCGACGGTGGCGACGAGGAAACAAGCATCAAGCCGAGCAGTTTCCGAGCACGCCTGCGCACGAATTACGGCAGTGGCGATGTTGCTCCAATCGTCATCGAGGAGGCGCTTTTGTGGTCGCCAAATTCCGGCAAAAAGCTGTTGGAATTTGCTTACAACTTCCAATCCGATGGATACACAGCACCCGACTTGTCGATTTTCCTTGGCCCCAGGCTTGGCGTTGTGAAGCGCATGGCATTCATGCGCAACCCGTTCCCATGCCTTTGGGTCGTCAACGAAGCCGGACAACTGTTCTCGTTCTTTTATGACCGTGCGCAGGAACTCACTGCATGGAGCATTCACCTGACTGGTGAAGACGCTGGCGACATCTTTGAAGATGTCGTGACAACCGACGAAGTGTCCGACCAGGTCTGGTTTGTCGTGCGTCGTTCGCTGGGGAATTCGCAATATGGCAGGTTCATCGAAAAGATGGACGTCAACATCAACACGGCACTGGCGTCGGATACAAACCACGACACAGGCAGCGCCATGAGTTTCGACCCGGTTCATTTGGATTGCGTCGTCGTTGGCAATCCTAGCCAATCTGGAACCAACACCACAGCATCAACAGGCGTGCATGGTCCGTTCGTTGGTCGATCCCTTTGGCTATTCCAAAACGGTGCAAACTTCAGCATCGCCGGTCCATCCGATCCGGTTCCCAACGTGTCGCCCTACAACGCAGTGTTTCCGAACTTCACCAACCTGGCGGGCAATTATCAATTTGGTTTCCAGATCAAGTCGACGATTCAAGGCTTTCCCGTCGAGGTCATGCTCAGGGACGGCACGGGTCAGGGAAGGAAATGGCGACCGAACCGCATCACGTTCCTGATGCAGAACAGTCATGGCGGGGCGTATGGCGACACTCTAGCCAATGCCACGCAACCGATCGAATACCCAAGATCGCCGGCGCCGGTGTTTACCGGACGCACCGACGAGGATCTGCAACCGTCGCACTTCCAGGCGGATTGGCGCAACTATTCCCAGGTGGCTATCGTCCACAACGACCCGTCGCCATTTGGCTTGCTTGGCTACATCCTGACGCTAGAGGTGGAAGGCGAATGACGATTCGAGTTTACACCGCAGACGACTTTGAAACGGTTCGATCCTGGGCGCAAGCTCGAAACATTGCACTGGATCCGATGTTCATGGGTCCGCACGGGTTTATCGTCGAGGACGACGCCGGTCCATGCGCGGTCGCTTTTTGTTATTTGCTCTATGACATACCGGTGGCTGCGGTCGACAATCTGTTCACTCGACCGAACCAGTCGCTGCGCAAATCTTTGCGTGCATGGCGCATTCTGTGGCGCACGATTTTGGATTACTTGGCAAACTTAAAAGATTGCAATGGCGCACCTTTGCAATATAAGTTGGTCAGAACATATTGCCGCTCAGAACTAGCCCGCTTCTTGAAAGCGGACAACTGGCACATCGCGGAAAGACCCAGCACTCAAATCACTTATGCCTTGCCGTGAGCATCTAGATTATATGCCGATCACCTGCCCAACATTTGGGTGGGGTGTTAAGCCACCTTGCAATGGAGAAATTGCACTTGCTGCCATTGCGTTGGGAGCGACTGCGGGATCGACTGCAATGCAGATCCGCCAAGCCGGCAACGCTGCCAAGCAAGCCGAGATGAACGCCGAAGCGCAAGCCCAGGCAATCGGCCAAGAGCAGAAGCGCCAGGCATTGGAGCAAACCGAAAACCAGCGTCGTGCTGCCGTGGAGCAGAAACGCTTTCGATCCGCTCAGTTTGCAGCAATGGCATCGAGCGGGGCAATGACCGGCACCGGCACTGCGTTGGATATTGAGGCAGATACATGGGCGCAGCAACAGCTTCAGCTTGCCGACCAACGCTACCTTGCCGACGTTCAGCAACGTGGACTTGCCGCTCAAGCATCGACCGTGCGACAGATGGGAGCGGCGGAAGCTTCGCAGATTCGAGGCACTCGAGCCGGCACTGCTTTGCAGGGTTTGGCAAGCATGGCGCAGATTGCGATGATGTACAAAGCCGGCGCCGGAAAGCCTGGTAATGCCAGTTCTAGCAGTAGCTCTAGCGGTGCCAAAAAACCATAAATTAGCTTTACCACGATGGCACGCATTCCAATCGCACCTGCGGCAGGTCAACTTAACACTGGCAATCAAACTGTCAGGACAGCGCAGATTCCCGTTCAAGCGAGATCCGCCACTGCCGAGGGACTCATGGCAATCGCCGATACTTCGGTCAAAATCATGAAGCTCGCCGCAGAAGCGGATGACTTCAAGAACATGACCGAGGCAGGAATTGCGATGCATGAGGAGCAAATGAAGTTTGCCCAATTCCAGCAGGAAAATGCCGGCAACGAAAGCGTCTGGCTTGGCGCTTGGGAAAAACACGTTGAAAGCGTGAAAAATAGAATTGCAGAACTTCCCTTGTCGCCAACCGCTCGCGAGCAAATGACGTCTCGTTTGTCCAAATGGGCGACCGAGGGAACCATCCAGGTCAATTCCGAAGTGTTCCGGCAAAAGGGCAAGAATGCTGTGCAATCGGTTAAAAACGCTGAAACAGTTGGTCTGCAAACTGGAAACTGGGGACCGTGGAAACAAGCGGTCGAAGACCTGCGCAAGCGAGGCATTTTGTCTGGTCCGCAAGTAGACGCTCTTGAGCTTGAGGGCAACGGATCTCAAATCGCGCAGATGACCAGCGATTACAAAGCGCAGCGTGCAGAAGCGGTACGCGTTGGCGATTTTGCTTCGGTGGCACAACTGGACGCAGATGCTCGGGCTTTGAATGTAATCACCGAAAAAGAATACGGTGTCCTGCAAAAACAAAATGTTAAAGGTCAGCTTGTCACCGATATTCAACGCAAGGCAGAAATCGATCCTGCTGGCGCTCGAGAAATGCTCAAGACATTTGAGCTTCCTGATGTTGATCGGCGAAACGTGGAACAATTTATCGAAATTCAAGATCGCACCAAGCAACTGGGTGAGATGAAGGATATTGCCGATAAAGTCGCCAACGGTCAGATTCGTCGCGGCGAAGATGTCCAGTTTTCGTTTGTAAAATCTCCTGCTGAACAACAAAAGATTCGCGCAGAAATCGATGCGTTGCCGATTTCTCAAGACGAACTTGCTCTTGAAGTCATTGCTCTTGAGCAAGCCATTGACGAATTTGATCCGGCAACATATGCAAACAGCAATCCCGTAGATGTTCTAAAAATGGTTGGATTGTCTGCCCGCATCAATCGTTTGCCTGATCATGTTAAGGGACAAATTAAGGAAAAATGGGACAACCGGCGCAGCGGCATTAATCCGACAACCAAAGAATCGTATGTTGCTTCGGGTTTGAAGGTCATTAATGAAATGGTCAAATCAAAGCGCGATGAGTTTTTTGACAAAAACAAAAACTTGCGAGAAGCAAAGCGTGAAGATTATACCCGATTTGAGATGAACATGACTCGCATGGCCAACGCCATCAAACAATTAATGCCAGAAAATCCAACGCCGAAACAGGCAGAGGAGGTTATTA